CTGCCGCACTCCTGTAATCAACAGTTGCTGAGGGGACTCCAGCGTCTCTTAGCCTATCCTTTACAGAATCAAGTGTTTTAGTTTTATCATAAATTTCATTCTCTTCATCATGCCTAGCCTCTTCTATAGCTTTATCAAGTGCATCATCTAAGCCTGAGGCTCCTTCTATGGTATAGGTCTTATTACGTATCCTTACTTTTGTTGCCATTAAGCCCCCTCAGGTCCCTGAGCTCCCGGTCTGGGTGCTCCCGGGGGTTGATTGGGGCCCGGGTTACTTATACCCTGTGGCGGTGTTGCGTTCTGTGCCATGAATGGTAGTGCTTGGGGAGCCATTCCCCCTCCACCTCCACCACCCTGCGGAGGACCGCCGCCACCCTGTGGTGGGGCACCACCAGCCCCCTGAGGTTGGGCTACAGCCTGTAGTTGCATCATCTGCAACATCTGCATCATCCTCTGGAACTGTAAGTCTGCTAGGTGGAGTTGAGCCAGTTCAGGCTCACCCTGTATAGCTGATGACCGGGCCAGTGAGAAGCTCATGGCCGCAGGAGAGGCCAGCTTGGCCTGCTGTTCTTCAATCATACGCTGTATCTGGGCGGCGTCCGGTAGTTTCAGGATAGAGTCTCGTATGTAGCGGTCAGGTAGTAATGGGCCAAAGTCACCACTACGTGCCTGTTGAGCCATTGCCATACGGGCAACGTCATCCTGAGGTAGTTCTGCGTTCATGCCTACTGTGGGTGGTGGTAAGTTCTGCATCATCTCAGGCCTGAAAGTTACTTGCATGTAGTCACGGTTGTTGCCAAAACCCCGTAGAGTCATCGGGTTAAACCGCCCTGACATGAACTGGTCTACCAGTAGGCCTAGAGCACCCTTGATAAGATTCTGTATACACTTGGCTATGGGTCCCAGCACTGTTATGTGTTGCTGGTTAAGCTGGGTTATTGCATAGCCTGATATAGCTACGTTCAGTTCCCCATAGGAGGTGTAGGGTAGGGCACCACGCTGTAGCATACCTGTTACAGTCTGGGCCAGTAGAGCTACGTCCTTGGTGGTTTCTATATGCTGGAGGGGTGTGAACTTGTCCTCCTTGGCTATAGTTATGACAGCATCTGAGGAATTGGGATTCTCTTCTAGCTCGTCACCCTCCTCATCCGTGTTGTGGATGTAGGTCTGGTGGAGTTGCTTGGAGGCCAGTTCCAGATAGATGCTCATAATCTCGTTTACTGAGTTATAGATCTGCCTGTTGGGAGCGAATATGCTTTCCCCGTAATCGCCTTCTGTGTCGTTGTCCTGCCCCTCGTATTCGTTCTCTGCCCATACCCGTGGTGTTGGGCCTACGGGTATTACCACGGCAGGGGTTCTGGGTGAGCCATGTTCTATGGCGGCTTTGAGTACAACGCCGTCCCCTATGACTGTATTGTGCTGGCTGTCGTAGAAGTCATAGATGTCCATCGTGTCTTCATCGTTGAAGTTGGACAGGTTGGCTCTGGGGTATTCAGAGCGTACAGCCTTGGCAGTGCGTGTGGACTTGTAGCATATCCATTCAAGTCCCTCATCGTTTGTCTGCCAGTGTACGTTACGGGCGTCCCAGACCTTGATGTCCGGGTAGCTGGTGCCGTCTGGTTTATTGCGTAGTAGCACCCGAACAGCGCCCCATCCCCTGATGGGGACCAAGCCTGCTAGCTGGTCCTGCATCTCTGGTTCTACCCTGTTGCGGAACTTCTCGTTTACTGAGTCGAGCAGGCCATAGTAGAAGCGTTCTGCTAGATCGTAGCGATAGCGCTCCTGTTGCTCTGCCATGCCGTAAGGTACCTGTATCAGGAGCTTGGCTTCTGACAGCAGGGATACGATCTTCTGGTAAAAGGTACGAGGCTCATTACTGGTAAAGGAGCGGAACTCAGTACCTAGTTCACGCCCCTCTACGTCTGTATTAGCGTTGAATGGCTCAAGCCTTAGTAATCTCCTGTCAGAGTCCATACGTTCCTGACGGGATAGACTTGCACGTTCTACTTCATCTACCAAGTCTGTTATCTGTGTAGCTGAGCGTCTCATCAGTAGTACGCCTCACTTTCCGATGTAACCGGGGGTTCTACATCATCTGAAGATACCCTTTCATAGTCCCCGGAGTCAAACTGGTTATCCATGTGATGTACCATCGAACCAGGGACTGTGCGTGAGAGTAGGACTATACGATTACCGTACTTCTTCATTACGGTGAACTGCTCCCTGCCGCTTGAACGGTTGGGGCTAGTGAGTACGTCTCCTACTTGGACATCTGTATATAGAACCATTATAGCTTAGTAACGGGAGCCACTTACCTGCCCCCTTCTCCCACGCCTGCCGCCAGTGCCGCCACTGTAGATTCTCATACGCTCCCTGCGGTTGCGGTTAGACGTAACATGAGAGAAATTATACACCAGACCACGCCCTATTGCCTCTATACCGTGGTTGTTGCTGTCATCTGGCTCGTTGCCGATAGGTTGACCATTACGGTCTATCTTCCAGCGGTATACGCATTCTATGTGCGGTGTGAAGGGATTGGAGGCACAGCCGAACTCGCTAAGGATTCCCTGACAGGCAGAATCTATCAGGAGTTGAGGCGCACCCGTGGTAGAATCTGCCTTCAGGAAAGATCGGACACGCTCTACACGGGGCATAACACGCTCCCTCTTCGTGTATACACGTAAACCCGTAAGGCGTTTCCATATTTCCTCGATGGAGGAAGTTGAGTGGTGCTGGACGGCGTAGTGGGGATCAGTGACCAGCACGTCAATCTGAGCCTTCCACCATGGCCGCTTCTTGACTATGTCCTCTATGATTATCTCTGTTGTCTTCCTGCGCTCGTAGATCTCATCGAATATGCGTACCTGCCCCTTTATTACCTGTACTGCATAGAGGGCGTGGGCTGATTCTGAGCTGTAGCCCGGGTCCTCCCAGAGCTGTACAGGGTATTCAGGGTCGTAGGATACATGGCCTACGTGGAAGTCTGGCCTGAATTCAGGGAATACTATGCCCTGTGGGGGACAGGGTATGCCCATGAAGCGCTCCATGAAGTATTCGTCCGTGGATTCTGCCCTGAACTGCTTGATCTTCTCGTCCTCTTCGCCTTCAGGGAAGAGATACTTGTTGGAGTGGGTGGGTAGGGCGAATGAACGCTTGCCGCCTACGCCTACAGACCACTCTGCATGGAGCTTGGGGTACCAGCCACCTTCCATGGTACCTGCCATGAAGAGCCAGCCGCCACGGGGGACGGTACGCTCTTTCATGCGGTCAAATGCTATTAGATCTATCTGGGATGCCTCGCATCCAATGATGCCACTGGGTGATTCCATGCGTAGTGTACGGAAGTCACGGGCAGACTTGGTGCGTACTATGGCTAGGACCGGGTTGTCACGGGGCCCCCCTATGATTTCGAACTGGCCCGGGTCGAGTTTCTTATTCCAGCGGCGTAGGAGCCCCATGTTCTTGAAGTAATCCTGTAAATAGAAGAATTCACGCTCCGTCCCGGAATAATCCTGACCCACAAGCCAGTATATTAAGGGCATTGGCCATTTGCTGTTGATTGCTTTTCTTAGATCGTCAGGGAATTCCTTTATCAGCTTCTGTGCTGAGACCATGGACTTGCCAGCCTGTATGCCGCCAGAGACCATGATGTAATTGTCCTCGCAGGACAGTATTGGTACCTGTGCTTCGGTGGGCATACAGCCTGCCTTGCGGAATATTGCCTGTGTACGCTCCCCAAAGTTCGCTAAAGTGTCAACTTCAGTTGTCATCTTCCACCGTCCCTGCTAAAAGGCTGTCCAGCCAATCGCCCTCTCGGCCCTTTTCAGGGGGCTTACCGGGCAAAGAGACCTTAGAGGCCTCTGGAACCGTGTCATCCATGCTGAGGAGCTTCTTGAGGTCGTCCTGAGCCTGTCCTGCGGCGAGTAGAGTACGCTCTGCGAACTTTTCGGGCTTTAATCCACGCAGTGCGAACATCAGGAGGCTAGGGTAACGCAGGATCTGGGAGTATCGGTCCGGTTGAATGGCCCAGTTGAGCACATCAAGCATCCCTTCTTCCAGATTATTGGCCCTTGTGTAGGTCGCTTCCCTGTAACGCTGGCTAAACTCGTCTTCCTTGAGCCAGAGATCCAGTGTTCTGCGCTTAATACCTGCCGCATGTAGTGCATCCAAGTCACTTATGCAGTATTCCAGCGTCTCGATGTAGCGATTCTGGCGATCTAGCTTGGTTTCTCCCGGCATTTTACCCTCCACAACCTTACCTCCGTTCATCCCCTTCAGAAAGCGGAGGCAAGGTTGCAAATTATGTCAGATGTTATATAATACCTGTACCTAATTGCGGCAACATTTAGGTTCGATTGGTGGTCTCCTGTTCGATTCGGTATATTTGTTAGGCAAAGTTTCTCCATTAGAAGGCCCTACCTTTAGCGAGGTGGGGTCTTTCCTCGTTAAGGGCACCCAGACCACCCTCATGTGACATTCACAGGAGCAATCTGCAAGTCCGCAGTCCTCATGGTCATCAAAAACACAGCAAAGAGTCTTCATGCAAACGGTGCCTGTCCCCCCTGCCCTGCAAACCCTTGACCCTGAGTATCCGGTTGTAACGACATAATAATCTGCTGAGCAAGCTCAGGTGGTAACTGCTCCATTATGGCCATAAAACGTGGAGGAAACTGGGACTGTTCCATAGGTGGCCCTCCCATAGGCGGCCCTGCTGGCATAGGCCCTGCATCTAAAAATGGTTGTGGAGGTCTTCCTCCCCCCATACCCCCCTGTCGTGGCATTGGTCCCGGCGGTGGCATTGTCATATTAGTACCCCCTTCATACAGCCCATTTTACCACACCCCCCGTCTTTTGAGCTGTAGCATGTGGGAGG